CTTATACGGTTAGGCTAAATATATTTTTAATTCCGCCTATCTTACGGACTTTAAGGGCCTTAGCCGCACCCTTTGCTAGAACGGTGCCGATGGCAACCTTAGCAACGTAATTTTGCACTTTTTTATTTCGTATATTGCCAGCTAAATCCTTTAATGAATTTTCCCAAGACCCTATCCTTGCCTCTGCAATAGGATTACCTGAGCCTCCACCGGCAGGTGTTAACAATGCGCTACCGATTAGGACGGCGCTTGCTGTATCTACTATGTTTAAATCAAAGTTCTTTCGCATTTTTCTTCTCCTTGAATTGCCCGTGTAAGCTCTACGAGCGGTTTTACGCCGCATACCTTTCCTGGTGGATCGCTTACGTTTGCGGGATGTGTCATAAGATTTCTTGCTGATGAGCTTGCCATCTCTAAAGTACATCCGGCGACCATTTGCACCTTTCCTAGTATAGAGTCCCACGGGCATATACTCATAATTGAGTAGGGCTATATAACTTATACTCATTATTGAGTATATGGTAAATTATTATATAGCATAATTAACGTAACTATATGATGAGCTTGAAAGATAAAAGAATCTCGTTAGGAGCCACGCCCAGGTTTAAGCAATTAGAGCCTGGTGAGGAATGTGAGTTTGTAAAAGCTAGCATACCGGAAGAATTCGAAAGCGAATGGGACACAGGTTATGGTAAGAATAAGAACTCTAAATGGTCTTTTACCTTTACCCTCCTTAAACACCCCCATTCTTCTTACTCTCTTTCTGATAAGGGTTTAGAAGTAAAGTGGGAAACAGTAGCTGAAGTAATAAGAATAGATGTATTAGCAATGCTCAAAACAAATTTGGCGGAATACTGGACAGACCCTGAATACATATGGACCTTAAGGCGTAGAGAAGATGGATCATATGCACTGGATGGTTAAACATGATTGACGAAGATGAGATATACCAGGCTATGTGTGATATTACAGATATTAAAATACATCTAAAGCAACACTTTGACCTATGGGGAGAGAATCAACCTTGGCATATGTTTGATAAGGTACACCAGAATTTGGCAGCTATCGCTTACAGAATTGGAGAGGAAAATAAAGATGAAACGTAGATGTAATATCTGTTTAGTCAGTAAGCAACATAACAAAAGCACACGCCATAATCCGGACGTTACAATTTGTTACGAATGTGAGATGATCATTAAACGAATTGTTAATGATGACGGCGTTAAAATATAACTTAACGGTCGATTTCATTTAAAGAAAGAATGAGGACTAAAGAATGAGGTGGGGTAGAGTAGGGTATAAAAAGCGAGTTTGGGGCGTTGAAAGGCGCTCCAGGGGCGTTATTTGCGCAATCCTAAGCCTTTCAGTGGCTTAGGAGTGGCGTTATCCTGGTTTGCTGCAGCTTTATTGATCAGTGGTAGTAGTTTTGCTGCTGCTGCCTGGACAAACCAACTTTCATTTTTTAATGATTCGGCCATACTATGCATAATCGAAAGCTGAGAACCTTCCTCCGTCTTGCCGAGTTCCTTGGCAGCATTCCCCATAGCACCGTTCCAGAAATCTATTGCTGCCTTTCTCGCTTGAGGGATCATGAATTCCTCGAAGTCGACCAGGGTCTGCTCACGGATTTGGTTAGTGATCACTCCAAGGCTAGCTAACAGAGTTTCGTCTGACTCTTCAGACTTTAACCAAGACTCAATCTTTTGTTGAGTTTTCAAGGGTACATAGTAGGTATAAATTACAAAATAGATTACGAACGAAATTAATGCAAAAAGATAGAACGCTAAATCTGTCACAGTTTCCTTCCAAATATCAAATTAACAAACTTCTCTACTACTGAATCTTCATACTCTAATTCAGCCAACTCTGTTTTTAATTCCTTAACATAACCTATTGATTCTTTAACAGCCGTTTCTATCTCTTTGGCTGAATTATAGAACGAACCCAATACAATACCTGGAGGAAGATTTAGATCAACAGTTGGTGTTATCTCAGCCAAAGCAAATACATTTGATAACCAGTCAACGGTTTTATTGTTCCTGGCTAAAACAATCCATACAATAGATAATATTACTGGGGCAAGAATCGGGGCCAAAACCCTAGCTATTGCTAGCCAGTCAAGTTTGTTAATATCTAAATCAATTTTTTGATCCATTCATACAAGTCTCATGAATCCTGTTTCAATGGTAGAAATTCCCCCACTATTATTAGTGATTTTAAATTGTAATAGTTTTTGACCCTTTAAACCGCAAGACATTATCGAGAATATATTCCATACGTCAGCCGTCATAGTTTCCGCACTATCGCTAAACAAATCATCAAAGTCGTTTCCACTATCTCCCCTAGTACCTTTCAATATGGCGGCCGCATTAACGGGGCTTAGATTAGCAAAACTATTACTATCTGGGCCCATAACTGCTTGAATCTTATAAGCACCAGCATTGGTTGGTTTAATAGCAATAAACAAACCACAATACCCTGTCATATCTAAAGGCCATGTGCCATCGGGATTAACACTTGGGGTCAAGATATGTCCGGTATTGGCTATTCCTTCTTCAGTTCCTAAAGCGATAAAGTCTTTATCATTACTCTTAGCTCCTTTCCACTCTCCCTTTTCATCTACAAAGCCAGTGTCCAGGACAGGTTGTACTAGTTGAGGTACTGCTATCGTTCCGTCCACTGTTGCGGACTCAATCCCTGCTTCCCTGGAAAGAGACCAGGGTGCTAGACCTTGCCTATTGCGAACCATAGTGATCTTATTGGAATACTAAAGTAATTGCAGCTTCGCAGGTTCCAGTATCTCCGGACATGGCGCAGGCTACACTTACCTGGTTAGATGCTACAACAGGAATGTTAACATCTAAAACCATCGGCATAACTGTTTGCCCATTGGAAGCCGGTGTACCATCTACACCAGCTCCGCCAATCGTAAAGGTCTCCTGACCCGAACTAAGCCCATCCCCACTGATTTGACATCCGAAGGTAGTCACACCATTGGCTGCGCTATCTGTTGCAACGCTCGCTATGATCTGTACTATTGAAGTACTCGAACTTGGTACCTGGATCGATGACGTAGTGCTCTGGCCGAAAAGTCCGCCAATATTTGTGAAAGAATCACTCGCAGTGATTTGACCTTCCCTCAGTCTATAAAAGGCCAAATTACTCACCTTTCCTATTTGTTTTATACATTTTTGTTTCTCCTTATACGGTTAGGCTAAATATATTTTTAATTCCGCCTATCTTACGGACTTTAAGGGCCTTAGCCGCACCCTTTGCTAGAACGGTGCCGATGGCAACCTTAGCAACGTAATTTTGCACTTTTTTATT